CGAAACCGCTTATCGCGTGCGCGGCCAATGTGCACAATCTGGAGTTCGCGTGCAGGGTGAGGCACCTTGGGCAGAAAGAGAAGATACACCAGTCCTCTGTAAATCTGCTCGAGTTTGTCACTGACGTCTATTACGAGGCGTTGCTTGAGGACTTAGGAGGCGTGGGTGCTATGAAAGCGTCCTCCGCTCAGTTCCTCGGGGCCCTGAAGGCTCAACAGCCTAAAAAGTGGGGAGAGGCACGTACGGGCCGCAGGTACCTTGAAGCTGTACTGTTCACTTCGGTGGAAGTAGTCAGAAAAGGAGCTAAATGCGGTATGCCACGGAACTTCACGGTGAAGACTAATGAGGCTTTGACTCAGGTCAAGCCACGAGGGATCATCAATCCAGGGGACACGGGCTGTGTTATTCACAGCTCTAACGCCACTCTTGCTGATTTCCTCGAACTCAATGTCCAACACCATCTGGACAGGTCGGTGAAACATGTGTCTAAGGCCGGACTGGCCAGACGCATGGGAAAGCTGATCAGCCAGCATATAAGTGAGGAGTGGTACCACAGTTCGGATGATTTCGGATCGTGGGATGCGTCGTGCCGCGCACAAGTGAGGGACGCTGTCGAGAACAGACTTCTGACCAAGATGCATCAGGACTTGGGCGGAATCGACGGTCTCCTGGGCGCCGCAGCTGTTGCTGATCGGACGGCTCGTGAGTACAAGGGCAAAGGCTATGGTGCCAAGATCAAGACGAAGAACTCGTGCCGCCAATCCGGCGACAAAGGCACGAGCGCGCTGAATCGCATTACTTCGAGGATCTTGTCTGGTGCGGTTTTTGTCATGTTACTTCTTCGGAAGAATGGTCTTCACGAGACGACCCCTTTGGAGGATTTGAATCCCGATTTCGTGGCTGAGATCAAGCGGGAGTTAAAACTATATTTCCGAGGGAAAAGCACGTACTTCGACTTGACTGCGGAGGGGGACGATGGCCTCCGTTGGTACAGCAGGAAGTTGTTGGGTGCAGAGATCGACGCTCCGGCTACTCTGACGAAGATCGTGGAACTTTATGCACGATTCGGGTTCAAGCTGGAGCCGCAGACAGCGGCAGGCCGTGTTGAGAACTCATGCCTTGAGCCAGTCTGGGGCCGGTATGAGTTCGTGAGTGTGGTTTTCAAGCCGTATGAGGTCGATGGTGTTTTGCGGGTGCGATGCATCCCGAAACCCAGGCGGACCCTTGACAGCTTGTCGGTCTCTTTCAGCCTTCCGGCAAGGGACACGATCACCGACACCAAGTGTGAGGATTATGCGTGGGGTTTGCTGCGAGACAAGAGCTTGGCACTCCTGTCCAATGCAGTCGACTGCCCATTGCTTTTCG